TGGCCATGACGACGATGTTCTCGTTCGGCCCGAACAGGGTGAAGCGCCAGACGACAAGCAGGCCCATCAAGGTGGTCTTGGAATGCCGCCTGGGGAAAGAGAAGGCGATGGTCTGATACTTCCACCGGCCCTCCACGACGGACAAAGCCTCCCGCAGAGCGTCTTCCTGGAAGTCCGCCGGCCGGAACACCTCGAAGCCCCCTTTGCGGGCAGGAATGCGGGGCTGGACGTCCTTCACCCACTGCAGAAACCCGGCCGCGCCATTGCGCCAGGCCCGGACCTGGTCCGCTGTCAGCTTCATGCCGTCACCTTCCCCAGGAGCCGAGACAGAAGCCCCTGGTTGCGCCGGTCAAGCGCCTCTTGGTAGTGCTCGCCCGTGATGGCCGTGATCTTGGCCAGGAGGTGCCGGGGAACACCATTCGCCCGCAGGTCCCGCTCCATCGTCCGCTTCTCCATGGCCGTCAGCTTCAGCTGCATCACTCGCCCCCTTGCCCCTCGTCCGGGGCGCTGCAGTCCAAGATCAGGGACGCCACGTCCACGGCGTCCTGGCCGTCTCCCTTGCCCTCCAGCCGGATCAAGGCTTCGATTGCCTTGGTCATGGCCCCCTGGAACTTCGGAAGGTCCCGCGTCACCAGGGCCGGAAGCTCGCCCTTCTCGGTGATGATCTCCCCCTGCTTGTTCTGGACGTGCTCCAGGATTGCCCGATTGATGACCGCATAGACCGCCACGTCGTGCCGCAGGAGGGCCTTAGCTACGGCCTTGGGGTCCTCTCCCAGGGCTTCCTTGACGGCCTGAAACTGCATTGCCGTCTTGGTGCGCCTATCAAGGCTTCCTTCCTGTAGGCCGGCGATGATCTCTTCCACGCCCTTGGGCCGCCGCTTCATGCGCCCTTTATGCGGGCAGGAAGGGTACTTCTCGGGAAGATCAACGGGGTTTCTCCACGATCCATCGGGATTCCTCGCCTGCGTCTTTCCGCTCTCGCCTCGTTTGCTCATGCCATACCATCCTGTATCGTACGGTACGGTGTGGTACCGTGAAGGGTTGATTTTGCTGGATCAACGCGCGGACCCGCGTTGACAAGTTTGCTGCCTATTATCATTAACCTTTTTGACAGACCACCGGGCCATGCCTTCCACCCCGACACCGACACCTTTATTTCTCAAGCCACCTTCTGCGCCTTCGTCAGCATCTTCATGCGCTCTTCAATCTCGTAGACGTACTTCTGAAGATACGAGAAGCAATAATACTCTGATGCTTTTCTACTTCCAGCAAACACGAAAGAAACGCCATATCGAATCTGCCAAGCTATGATACTTTGACAAGCGGCATGTGGTTTCATCGCACTTCGATATATGCCCTTAGCAAGGTCTTCAAAGGCTGCTTCTACGAGAACACAGAAACGATCAAGTGATCTTGACCTTGCAAGTTCACGTTCAAAGCGTTCACGACCAGAAGTAAGACAACCAAGCAGGTCGTCAATGCTTTTACGTTCAAGGGCAATCTTGTCCGTGAAGCCAATGATTGAGTAATCCCCAACATTCAAAGTCGTGGACTCGGTTGTGCAATCGTAGTCCTTAAAGCTGTAAGCAAGCTGCTCGCGGTTATCGACTACGATTCGCATGGTATTGCCTTGGACGGTACCCGGTCTTCTTATAGTTGAGCTTGGCTTCAAGTTTTTCAAGATAGTCGATTGCATCGGCTTCCATCTCTGACTCAGCCTTCGTGAAGACCTTGGTCGGCGCTGTCTTCGATGACTTGGTGATTTGGTTCACGGGTCCACCTTTTTAGGTTTCTTAGGTTTCGTAGGTTTTTTTCAGCCCTTTTTATATAAAACGCATATACGTAAATATCTTGATTGCCATTTTCCGTGCGGGGATTAGAGAAAACCTAAAAAACCTAAGAAACCTAGTCCGGCTACTCCGAGGCCGGGAGAATTTTCCAGGTAGCCATTGGCTTGGTTGCAGCTACCGTAATTCTGAAACCGTCAACAATTCTACCAGCATGTTGCCGTAGCCACCACCCGAGACGCTTGGTGTTGATATTCCCCCGCCCGTCCCCGGCGATGTCTTCAAGGACAGCCCCAAGCGGAGAATCTTCTTCCTCACCCGCCTTGACGAGTTCCCGAACAATTCGTGGCGTCCGGCCAAAGCGCTCCTTCCAGGCAGCAACCAGTGCCCGGAGTTGCGTGGCGTCCGGGTCGTCTTCCAGGATTTCTTCGCGGGAAGCGCAAGGATCGGCGCAACCTGCCCAGACCAGCGGCTCACGGACAATTCGGCACCACGTCTCAAAGCTACCGAAAGGCTTGAGTCCAAGGTCAGGAGAACCGGAGAGGATGAAGGCCCGAACTAGAGTAAACACGGCGCTGACGTATTTGCTTCTGTGTTCCAGGGCGACGGACACCGGATCGAAGTCGAAAACGCGTTCCTCCGGCCGTTCACACCCTGGGTCTAGGCGGCAGAGGATTGCCCGGCGGGCCAGGTCGCCAGCCAGGTTGAGGTTGTTTCCGTTCGCCAGCCATGTGGCGACGTTGGGCACCTCGATTGGATCGGAAGCACCAAGGCGGCGCACCTTGACGGCGGGGGCGGTAATGGCTTGGCACAACAGGTCAGACCGCAGTACCCCGTTCACATTATCGAGGCTCACAAGAGGATCGCCCGAAAGCATGATTCCACCGATGCGTTTTTCCAGCTCAATCGGATCGGCCGTGGCGGACAAAACCGTGCATGGGCGGCCCGTGCCGATGGCGGCGGCCACATCACCGAGCTTGCTTTTCCCACTCCCTCGCGTGGGGGCGGTCGTGGCGATAAGTGGAGCGGTTTCCGTCGCGGGGCGGACCAACAAGGTCACGATTTGGGCCAGGGCGACTGCGCTGTCCGCACTGTCCAGGAAGTTGAAGCCGCACAAGAGGCCACCCAAGGCTGTAAGCGCGTCCTTGGCGTCGTCCAGTGTGGGCTTTTCCGGCACGTTGATGGTCAAGTTATGTGAGAAATAGAAGCCAGTCTCCGCGTCATACCCTGGATTTGCGATGATGCGGCCGTCCGGCATGATGGTGGGGCCGGCGACGATGCCGCGTAGGACCGGGACGTTCCACATGCCGCAACGCGAAATATACGTCTCGGCAATTTCCTTGGGCGTGTCGATATGCCTGTAGCCTTTGGCCCGCCTGTCCCACTTCTTGAAGACGCCATACCGGCCAAGCACGTCTTGCAGCCCGGATTTGTCCACCTCCATAATCCTGGCCGCGCCCTGGTGGCGGGTGACGCCGTTGGCCGTCCCGGTCGCCGGCATGTGGGCGATGCGGACCAGTTGCGTGGACCGCTGAAACACCCGATGCTCGGGAAGCAGGTCCGACCGCATGAGGATTTCTTTCTCGGCATTGTCCACAACGAAAGGCAGCTTGCCTTCCTGTACGACGATCCCCTCGACCTCGGCATCGAAGGTAGGGGTATCAGACTTTTTTGGGTCGCCGTACCCCTCCCGGGCCAATGCCTTGGCGGCGGCGCCGTAATCGCCGTCATGCTCAAGCATCGCGTAGACTGCGAAAAGGGAATATGCAGTGTCAGGATCGAATGGTGCTCCACTGCTTGTGAAACAATAAAATACCTTTCCGTCCAACAAACTGGCGGAAACCCCGCGTTGCTTTCCCGGCCGGGTGAAGTACGCTCGGTTCCCGCGCTGGCTATGGAACTTCCACCCGGCGCGTTCTAGAAAGGGGAGGGCGTCGCCGCGTTCGTTAAATTCCTCCCCGGGTTTCAGACCTCGTCCTCGATGCTCCGGGCGGCGAACGTCTTTGGGGCGTAGCCATTCGTTTAAGCTTTTGGCAGCCCGCAGGAGCACGTCGCGGTCATCGGCGCTGATTTCGGGGAGCTGCTCCAGTGCGCCCTGTATAAGGCGGTATCCCGGCGACGGATCACAGAGCCCCTGTCCTCCCTGACCTTTGGTTTCAATCAGGGCTACCTCGACAATGAACTTGTCACCGATTTTGCGTGGTTTGTATTTCTTGCCCCCGATTTCGATTTCGTTGGCATCGGGGCATTCGACGCCGCGCAGGGCCAGTTTTTGCGCGCCCGGGATGGTTATGGACGGGCACCGATACCAGATATGATCCCCGCCGCTGGGGGTTTTTTCATGGACGAGGTTGGCAAACAGGCCGGGCCTCTCCGCTTCGACGATCTCCACCCATGCCTGGAACCTCTCGCCCTGCATATCGAAGTCGAGAAGTTCAAGGTGGCCGGAAACGTCACCACAGACTAGACCTATGCCATAGCCATTGCCGTTTCCGAACCATTTATGGATCTCGTCCAGCGTGGACCGTGCGGTGAAGTACGGGGTGAATGACTTGAGGGCCGGCGATTTATCGGCCCTAGTTGGGATGACGCAAACACCGGCATGGTGGCGGGCAATCGCTGCCTGCAACGTAGAATTGTTCAAGAAATTCCCCTCTACTGCCCGTGCCGATAGTTACATCGCATCAGTGGTATGGTACCATACTGTACGGTTTGACACGGGCGAGGGAGCATGAGAGGTCGCGGTTACCACACCTGGACCTCAAAGGTCTTTCCCTCGCCCCGTCGCTGCCTGCCGGCCTCGGGGCTTTGTTTTATCTTACAGCGGGAAGTCCACAACTTCCGTCTTGTTGAACTTTTCGTGTCTCTTATAGCTGCCACACCAATCATTCGGCATGACGGACGGCCATCGGTGTTCACCTGCAGAAGGAGGTGAAACTCGGCACGATCCGTTGCTCTTTTCACTTTTGCTGCTGTACGCGACGAAAAAATTACAAGTTGAACAATTTCTTTCCATTACTGATTACCTTTCTTAATATTGCATGGCGAACCGCCACGGGCAATATGTTCAAGTGCTTTCTTTTGCATGTCTTCATTGCCCATATTGAAAAAACCATGCTTGTCTGCAAGCTCAATTCCTGTCAAAAAACCACGAGCTTCAATGATGCTATTTATGTGGTCACGGATAGACTTCTTTGATTCTTCACCGTCAATACCGAGTAAAGAATTGTATGTTCTATGGGCTATAATAGATATGTTTAAAGAACATGAAATATCACTAATGTCATGGTCCACACCAAGAGACATTTGTCCGGTCATTATTTGCAAGTTTTCGCTTTCGTCATAGTAGATTGTAATAACATAATCGTTTGAAATAAGTTTTTCGTGGTTTAGAATGGATATTCTGAATAGACCATAAATATTGTCGTTTCTAAGCTGGTCCATTATCTCTTTAATCTGCGAAACCTTAAAGAGAATGGACATTTTTTTTGCAATCGCGGCCTCCACCAAATCCCCAAAGCTGAAAATCTTGGCTTTCCCAGTTCCAGATGAAGACTTCGTCGTGGGAACGATGCCACGGTCTGTCCATCTGTTGGCCTCGGATTCAGTCAAGCCAACCAGTCCCATCAAGTGCTGACGGGTATAGTCGCCGTTGACGACGTTGGCGAAGGTGGATTGCGTCGCGTTCATAAACTGACAGTATGGTCACTCTGTAATTCTGTCAACCATGGTCCTCCAGAATTTCTTGGATTTTTTCGTTGATTGCCGGCTCCAGCACCGACATGATAAACCGCTGGATAGATAATGGACTGTTTTCACTGATGAATTTTAGCTTTGCCCACTGCACCTCATCCAGCCGGAGATTTATTCCTTTTTTTATCCTGGGGTTTGCGTCGCGCCATGGAAGGTCGTTGCCCTTGGGCGGCGTCTGCGCCTGTTCCTTCTGGCTGGTGTCGGCTCCCCTGATAAAGGCTTCGGCGTCGTCGGATTTGAGGGCGGGGCGTTTACTGATGGCCATGGCCGAAGACCTCCTTAAATAATCCCTTCACCTCGGCAACGGCCTTGGCGTCTGCCTTGGTCATCTCTTCCACGCCCAATCCTTCGGACGCGGCCTTCCGATAGGCGATGCGGTCCCGAAGGACGGTTTCGGCCAGGGTCATACCCTCGAACTCGCTGACCAGCTGCCGGACCTCGTCCACCTCGGAAACGCTCGGGTTCGTGCTTCCCCGGTTGACCACGACGATGACCCGCAAGTCGGGGTTGATGATCCTGGCGTCCGCGACTAGCCGGTTGACGTCGGTCAAGGACCAGAAGTCATAAGAGGATGGCAAAACCGGGGTGACGAAGATGTCGGCCACGATCATGGCCGCCCGCAGCTCCACGTTGTCCCGGCCGCCTGCGTCAATGACTACGTCCTGGAACTTCTCAGCCAGGGCCTTCACTTCCAGGTGGAGTTTTGCGCCCTGTTTTTGGACGCAGGGGACGCGAGGATTGACGCCTGCGTCGTCGCGGATCGTAGCCCAAAGGGAAGCCGTGCCCTGCTTGTCCGCGTCCAACAAAAGGACGTCTGCATCGTGCCGGCGCATTGCTGCAAGATTGGTCGCCAGTGTCGTTTTACCGACGCCGCCTTTAGTACCGCCACACAAAACTATCATTTGTAAACGTCTCCCCTAGCGCCGATGCCGACGATGACAACCTTCCTGTTTTCCTGATCCAGACGGAAAAGAATACGCCACCTGCCAACACGCCTTCGCCATCCGGTTAGATTGCCGTGAAGGACCACGACGTCGCCGGACAACGGGTCCAACTCCATTTCGGCCAAAGCCTCCAGGAGACGCAGGCATTCTTTTTTTGGCTGGCTTTCAATGTACCGCTGTTCCTTTGACGGGATTACAACGGTCCACTGCTTATTCATCGTGTCCACCCAGGAGCTTTTGCCGCAGCTGGTCAAGAGTGACGGTGTTGCCTTCGCGGTACTCTTTCCACGCTTCGTCCATTCTGGCCGCCTCTTCCGGCGTCACAGAGTCTTCCCTGATGCGTTCCCACTCTTCAATAGGCACTATAACTGCCGTCTTTCGTCCTGTATCATCAAATATGTATTGAAGTGCCATGGCTTCACCTATACCTTGAGAGCCTTTTCAAGCTCTGTTACAGGGATAAACCACTTGCGTGAGCCGATTTTTTTGCCTTTGATGGTTCCCTCTCGAATCCATTTTCGGACTGTTGCCGGATGGACTCCTGTTTTGTCTGCAAATTCTTGTGGACTGATTAACTCAGGCGTGGCCTCTTTCCTTGTTTCCTCTTCAAGCATGACTTGAAAAGCCTCCTGACGATCTGGTGAAATGTTTTGAAGGTCGCGCTTTAGAGCTTGATATTCGGGGTCCTGACGGATGTCCTTGTACAACATAGGGCAGTTCTCCTATGCGGCCTTTTTGAGTATGTTTGCCACGGTTCCAAAGCTCCACGGCTTTCCTGTCTTGGTAAACGCTCTATCCGCGTTCAACGTGTCCGCGATCCGCTGATAACTGCATCCCTGTGCGCGAAGTTGCTTTATTCGCTTGATCGTCTTCTGTTCATTCATATTTTCTACAAGTTGACCGTCTACAGCGTCGAAGCCGAAGGGGATGATTCCGCCGGTCTTCTCGCCATTCTTACGCTTTACAGCCAGGGCAGCCTTTGTGAGTGATTTTGTGGTCATTCTTTCGTCCATGTGGTGTGCCTTCGCATGACAAGCCCCACACAATGGAACAGTCATAGTGCCCCCGAGGGAATGTGGCACAACGTGGTGATTGTATTCGGCTGGTGCGCCGCACTCGAAGCAAATCATGGTCACGCCGCCTTCAAAATTTTCTGGACGGAATAGGGGTGCCACTGGCCGCCTGTCTTTGAAAAAATTCCGTCTGCGTTCAAGGTGTCGGCTATGCGCTTGTAGCTGTAGCCTTGGGCGCGAAGGCGCTTCATCCGTCCGATAGTGCGCTGTTCTTTTGGGCTTTCCTCCAGGTGCCCGTCTTCCGTGAGGTCGAAGCCAAAGGGAGTATTCCCTCCGGTGAACTCGTTTTTGCGACGCTTCACGGCCAGGGCGGCCTTCGTCCGCTCCCCGATGGTCTCGCGCTCCCATTCCGCGACGCTGGTCAGGAGGTTCAACACGAAGCGTCCGGACGCGGTGCGGGTGTCGATCTGTTCGGCCACCACGAAGAAAGCGAAGCGGTCCCGAAAGTATTCGTCGAGAAGGGTTCCCATGTCGCGGACGGAACGGGTCAGGCGGTCCAATTTGGCCACGACGATACCTTCGGCATCTCCGGCCTTCATGACGTCCAGGGCGTCTTGCAGGCCCTGCCGGTTCATGTTCTTGCCGCTGGCCGCGTCCTGGTGGATGGCGATAAGCTCCAGGTCGTACAGCTTGCAGTAGGCCCTGACCTTTTCCTCCTGATCCGCGAGACCGAGTCCTGAAGCTTCTTGACCGTCCGTGCTGACCCGAATGTATCCGATGACCTTCATGGTGCTGCCCCTTTCGTCTGTTCCGTTAAGCTCGTTATACTCTCTCTTTTCGGGAAGTGTCAACGGTTCTGTTCGGCTCTTCGGAAAGGCGGCCCACCTCCAGATGGAAGCAGGCCGCCCATGATCTCGTCGGTGCCGGCTATTCCGGCTGTCCTTCCACCGGCCCATTGCCGACCAGGTTGCCCAACCGTTCCGTGGTCAGGCCTAAGAGGTAAGCCACGCCCTGGACGTTCGCGCCAGGGACGGACCTGGAGCCATCGGACAGGGCCACCAGCTGGTTGACCAAGTTCTCCAGGGCCAGCACGGCGTGGGAGACCTCGCGGCGTTCGGTGGTGGTCATGCCGCCCCCTTGGGCTGCACAACCACCCTGGTGGGTTCCCGGGTCACGTCGAAGCCGGCGGCCTCCCAGGCTTTCCCCTGTGCCGACTCGCTCCACCGAACACGAAAACCGGGCTCGTCGTCACGGGCCGGGGTAAGCCCTGAATCGCGGAATATTCTGCCCATGGAGCAAGCAACGGCATTGCGCCGCTCGTGCTCCACGTCCACGACGCGGCCGTCGCTGGTGACGGTGACCTTGACCGGCCGCAGGACGCGCGGATCAACCCCGGAGAAGTCAAGGTAGACCTTGAACTTCCCACCCCGAGCCAGGAACTTGAAGGCGTTCCAAACTTCCTTGGCCCGCCTGATGCGGCGGAGGATGCGGGGTTCCGGGATAAGGCGGTTGCTTTCCTTGCCGTCGATGAATACGAATGGGTTAGCCATGATCGTACCTCCGTTGTGCGATCTGGTTAGGCCCTGGTCGGAAGCACCACCTTCCTTCCTGGGCCGTTTTTATTTTTAGGCTTTTGCCTTCTCCACCTCGGCTTTTACTTTTGCGACACCTTCCAGGAAAATTTCTTTCAGGCTTTTCCCCGCTTCTGCCGCAAGGACCTTTATTTTTTTGTGTTCATCCAATGTGAATCGGATCGTGATTGCTTTTTGCTCTTCGGGCATGAGGCCCCCTTTGATTTGGTGAGTTGATATATATATTTCATGAAGTCAATCGTCAACCCCTTCCCGAAAAATCCATCCCCTGACACCGACGCCGACAAGCTGGTGGAAGCGATGTTCGGGCAGGTGGATTGAGAAGGGGGTGTTCAATTTTGCGCAATTTTGAGCCCCCCCACCTTTCCCGGTCCATGGGGTTGTTTTCTTCGGGGCAGTTTGTTGCCAGTGTTGCCACCTTCAACCGGCGTGGCTGCTGGGATTTCGGTCGCCTGGACATTTGTCCGGCCACAAAAAAGGCGGCCCGGCATGACACCGAACCGCCCTTCAGGTGGACCAGCCGGGGTTTCCGGCCCCCCTGAAATTTATAGCTCCGACAATTTCTTGATCCGCCCGTCCGTCACCATGCCCGAGAGCGACAGCTTGCCGGCCTTGAAAAGCTCGAAGCGGGTCTTGCCCAGGACGCGGCGCACGAAGGCCGGGTCCTCCTCCATCTGGCGTTTCATCCAGTCGGAATAGGTCTCCCCGGGTTGGGTCCGGTCAACCTCGGCCACCTTGAATTTCGTGCTGGTGCTGCCGTCCTTGTGGTGGACGGTCTTGCCCGTGTGCTTGACCGTGGTGCGGCCCGTGTCGGCCATCTCGTCAATGTCCACGCCTAGGTCTCGCCATGTGGGCGTCACCACCGTGTAAAGGCAGCGGCAACGCCAATGCGCCGGCAGGGAGGGGCGGGGCTCCCCGGGCTTGTAAATCTTACCGTCCATGCTCCCGCAGGCAACGCAGGTACGGCCGTCGAGTACGACCATGCGCTTCCAGCCGGCCACCACGTCGGAGAACTTCTTTTCGATGATCGTTTCCCGGGCGTGGTTGCTGGCGGAAAGAAGAAAGGTCCGGGCCAGCCCTTCCAGGCCGGGGACGCTCCCTTCGATGCCCTCCATGCGGATCATCCGGGCCGCTGCCTGGACGCCCTTCCCTTCGATCAAGGCCCGTCTGCCGGCGCTGATGATCCGGTCCCGGGCCGATGCTTGAAGCTTGGCCAAGAAGTTGTTGATGGTCAGGCCCTCCACCGTCGAAGACTCGAACCAGGCTTTCGTCATGTCCAAGGTGAAGGCCGTACCGAGGCCGCCCGCCGCCGCGCCGGTCAGTTCCGACATAGCCGCGACTGTCTGCGTGGCGCTGGCCTGGATCACGTCTTGCCCGGCCTCGTGAAGCTGGTCGCCGGCCGTGGCGTAGACCTGGGCAAGCACCTTGTCGATTGCCGCCGCCTGGGCCTCCAGAAGGGCTTTCTTGCGGCTTAGGGGCATGTCCGCGAAGTTGTCCCCGGCATCGTCGGCCAGGGTCGCCAGCTTGCCTACAATGTCCGCACGGGCGGCCCGAAGTTCCCGGACCATGTCTTCGGCAAGCCCGGTCGCCCGCTGGTCCACGGCGTGCTGGAATTTGAGAAGGTCGTCGAGGTATTTGTCGGCCATGGCCTACGACCTGATTTGCAGCTTCCAGAAAACAGACGCCGCGTCTGCTTCGACGTTGACGATAGCCCAACTCTGACCCTCAAAAATGACCGTGTCGCTGGTCTGTGGCTGGATGGCTATTTCCGCCTGCCGGATGGAGAGCTTGCGGTCGCCGGTCTTAATCAGCGTGCCGTCCACCAGGAAGTCGGAATAGCCCGTGACGATGCCTTGGCAGGGATAGTCCGTGGTGGCACCCTCGTCGTATGCGCCTGTCGCGGGGTTAAATTCCCCGTATTCGGTACGCCGAATGATGATGTCGGCCGGGATGTCGTCGAAAGCCTCAAAAACGACCGCTGCAGCGTCGGAAAATACAGACCGGAGCATGATTTTACCTCGTGACCGTCATGGTTGGCCTATTGGCTTTCGGAAAACCCAAGGGATAAAGCATGGCGGCAACGTGTGCGGGGATCATTTCCGGTCTGTCGGCCTTGTCGATCTCAAGGCGCAACGTGTCCGCCTGCATCACTTTGTACCCGGCTGTTTTTGGTGCTGTGGTCGGGTCTGTCACCAGGAGGTAAAGCGCCATTTCACATTGCGCGGCCTTCACCACGCTGGGGGTTATGCTTGGATCGGCTTGCGCAATCTGGAGCTTTCGCGGCCAGGCCATAGCCTGGTCTTCGGTCAGCTTCTGGCCGGACCATGAAATATGGGCATCAAGGACGGCGGCACTGTGAAGCAGTGCCACCGCTTTGGTGGCGTCCGTGGCGCTGGTCCAGACGGTGGAATGAAGCCGCGCCTCGAAATATTCTTCGGCCTCTTCGGATGTGGCATAGGTGTTCTGCCCGACAATTAAAGCCATGGCTGGTTCTCCATTTGCCCCAGGGGGAGCGTCCCCGGACGCCTCCCCCTGAGAACCGCAGTTAAGCCGCCTTGACGGCCATAAGGCGGGCGGCCGCCTTCGGGTGGAAGACCGTGATCGAGCAAATCCATTCGATCAACGTCTGGTAGAAGATGCCCTGCAGGCCCTGATCCAGGACTTCCATGCCGCCGGAAGCCTGCAACCCGCTGACATACTCCTGCGCTCCAAAGCGGCAGGCGTAGAGGCTGCAGCACGACGCATCGGCCGGGGTGGTCTGGGCATCCTTTTCCGTGAAGGGCAAAATCTCGTTGCCTTCCGCGTCCGTCTCGATCACGCCGATGGGGATGCCGGCATAGCTCTGCAGCTGGCGGCCGAAGGCGTCGGAAACCACCTCGGTGGCCTGCCCGGCGGCGCGGATCAACTTGTTGATGGTCCGGCGGGTGGTCTTGTTGCAGAAGATGACGTCAGGGCCGCCCTGGACGGCGTCGATCAGCTGGTCCAGCATGTCGAGGGTCAGGGCCGCGCCGCCGGCGCTGGTGGAAGCGGCCAGGACCTGGTTGCCAGTCAGGCGCTTTTCCAAGCCGTCGAAGGCGTTGGTGTCGGTCTCGTCGTCGCCCTTGAAAAAGGTTTTCGTGAAGTCCAGGCTCGCAGCCTTGGCCTTCATGGTGTCGTGGACGGCGCGGATGTCGTTCAAGCTACCCTGCGTCTTCACCAGGGCACGGTCCACCTTGGAAATGCCGCCGAAGACCTTCAACGCCTCGGTCTTCTGCTGCACAACGCCCGTGGACTCGTCGTAAGTGCTGTTGATGGCGCGGAAGGCGATGCCCGGCAGGGTCTGTTCCTGATTCCAGGCGTAGGCGTTGCCAGCCACGTCCAGGAACGGCAGGCGCTCTAAAACAGGGGACGTGCTGGCGAATGTTTCCACAACACCCTTCTGCAGGGGGTTCTGAATCAGCTTCGAGGCTTCAACAAGGGTAAGCATGACTTCTGCTCCTTATTTGCTAGTGGTGTAGCCCATGGCCATCATCTGGCGCGGGTTCAAACCGGACAGGTCCGGCGGGGCCTTGGCTCCCGGGCGCTTGCTGTCCGGGTTCGTCGCCCCGGCCTGAGCACCGAAGATTCCCTTGGCCATGGCGGCGCGGACCCATTTGATCCTGGCAGCCGGCGGCAAGTCGGCCGGGATCAGGTCGCGCATGTCCTCGGGGACCTCCTCCACAAGAGAGGAAGCGATTTCCTCAAGCGCGGCTTCAGCGGCCTTCTTTTGACCGACCACTTCGTCGAAGCGGCCCTTCGGGATCATGTGCTGACCTTGGGGCTGTTTGGGTTCCTGGTTGTTCTGGTCCGGGGCCTTGGCCGTCGCGTCGGTGTCGGTGGCGCTGCCGTTGGGATCGGTCATGATCTCCCCCTGTATCGCCGGGTGGGCGGGTTAAATTTGTTGCGCCGTGGCGGCTTTGTTCTCGTCAGCGATTTCAATAAGTCGGGCCATGGCGTCGTCTTTGCTCAAGTCAGGATTCAGCTTCTGCAGCACGTCCACCTTCGACATGACACCCAAAGCCACAAGAGCGTCCCAAACCTGTACTTGCTTATCCTGTGACAGGCTTGGCTGGACGTCGTAAAAGTCAACTTGCAACGTGGCGCTGTCGCTGATTTTTCGTCCTGGGTTGTGTGCGTTCCAGGTGATGCGGATTAAATTGAAAAGACGGGCCTCATAGCGTCGGTAAAGCTCCAGGTCATCCGCCCGCATCTCCTCAAGCTCGCGGTTGCCGGCGATGACCGCCACCCCCGACTGGTCGGAGACGTCCGCTTGCAGAGAGCCAGCAGGAAGACCGTTGCTGACGGCGGCCTGCTTGAGAATGAAGTCGAGGGCGGCCAGGGTGTCCTGAACGGGAGCGTTGGTCTTGGCAAAACCCATTTCCCCGTCAGTGGGGAGGTTAAAAAAGGTCCCAGGGTCCACCTGCCCGATCTCCCCCTTCATGCCCTTCACGTAACCGACTCCAAAGCCCTGCATTCGCAGGACGTAAAGCAAATCCGTCAGCTTTTCGTTGAAAGCATCCTGCAACGCCATGAGGTCTTCGCCGCTTGGCGTCCAAAATGTGATGGTCGGTAAGCTGTTCCAGACGTAGACGTAAGGAATAACCTTGTACGGATTTGAAGACTCCTCCAGTACAAGGCCGCGATAGTCCAAACGCTGGAACGTCTCAGGTGTCCACAAGGAATAGGTTACTTCTGTTTCTTTGCCGTCTTCCGGGTAATACGTGACCAGTATAGCCTGTACTTCCTCGGGAGAATCCCCGGTTTGTACGTCCAGAAGGTCCGGGGTCACCACGTCCAGGTCCAGGGTGTTATTTCGCCAGACAGGCCGAACGGCCACCATCCCCAGAAGCTTGGCATAGCGGTTCGCCAGCTTCATCCTGGCCCCCAAGCTGCAAGACCGCTCGATCTCCTCAAAGATTGCCGCGTCTTGCTCGGTGCCGTCGATAGTTCTACGGGCATCCTGGACGTAGACCATGGCCAGCTGGTTGATGATCTTGCGCGTCAGATTGATGAAGCAGGGGGTAAAGACCTCCGGCTTGGTGAAATGCTGACGCAAGGCGTCCATGATATAGTCCGCCTGGAAACCGTGATACTGGTCCAGCTTTTTGGCGGCCTTCTGCTTCCGAAACCTGTTCGCGTCGGCCACGGCCGCCCGGTAGGCTCCCTGCACCAGATTTTCAGCTTGGGAAAAAATCATCGGTTGACCTCTTGTGGTATGGTACCACACCACACCGTATAGTATGACACCGTTTTAAACCATGTCAAGTCACACCGTGTGGTATGATCTGACACCGGAGACACTAACCATGGCCTGGAAAAACTGTGGCAAGGTCAGCTCCGACTCTACCCTGGCAGCCCTGTGCTTCATCCACATGGCCTCACACCGCTTGTGCGCCTCGCAGGTCTGGCTGCAGGGAAGAATCAAGTCCCCCTGGCGAAGATAACAAGCCACAGCATGGCGGCTACGACTGTCGCAAATAATGTCCTGCAACTCATAGACGGCCAATTCCTGCGCCCGCAGGCTATGAACTGCCCAGGCCAAGGAATAAATCCGGTCATCGTGAAACTTGTCGGACCCGAATTTCGGCTTGTCCCCCTTCAACTCATACATGAAGGTTTCCATCTCTCTGGCCAAGGCTTCAAGGCCGGCGGAGAAATGCAGGCGATTTTCCTTCACGATCCGGTAAAGCTCCATGAAGGCCGGCACCTGCGCCGTAGATGTAGCGTGGATGACTTCACAAGGGATTTGCTGCTCTGCTGCCCACAAATAGAGGTCTTGCGCGTTGTAGGCTTCAAAGACCACGTTTTTCAGGCTGTATCGGTCACGGTCGCGGACAATCTCTTTCTTGATGGAGTGGGCCAAGCTCCCGAGGATCGCCTTCTGGTTCAAAACCCAAAAGTGCGCTTCCCCGTCATCCGGTTCCGCCACCTTGGCCACGCTGGTCCAGATGGTCGAGTCACCATGCAGTGAACCGAAATAGGCCCGGTCGAGGCCGCCACCAGTGACAAGCCGCCGGCCCTCGGTGATCTTGTCCAACTCGTCGGGAAGGATCGGACAGGGGACGGGCTCCATGCACCGCTTGATGTCCCCCGGGGCAAAAAGATTCGTCGAGGACGCCACCCGCTGGTTCAGATGCTGCGTGGCCCACACCGCCGGCAAAAGCTGCTTCTCGCGGCTCTTGAGCCATGTTCTATCAATCCATGGCGGCGACTTGGCCAGGGCTTCGTCCAGGTCGGCATACTCCACCCGCTTGACGTAAATGGTGGGGTCCTCGCCGCTGTCCTGCAGCTGCTCAAGCTTGTGAAGGGGGCCACCCGGGCCGTCCACCGTGCTGTCCAACAAAAGCCAGCTGCCTTCCGTGTCACCCAAGCTGGACGCCAGGACCTGCATGGCGTCGTCATTAGCCGCTGCGTGAATCTCGCTGACCCACCCGCAGGTGATCTTCTGCCCGTACAGGCCCGCCACGTTGCAGCTGACAGCCTGGATCATGTTCTGCAGCTGGGGATACTGAATTTCGTAGGTCCGCAAATTCTCGCGGCCGACCTGAGAAACCAAGAACGGCGTGTTCAGGATGATCTTTTTGACCAAGGAAAAGCCCACGGACAGGGTCTGCCGCTCGCTGTTGGCCATGACGACGATGTTCTCGTTCGGCCCGAACAGGGTGAAGCGCCAGACGACAAGCAGGCCCATCAAGGTGGTCTTGGAATGCCGCCTGGGGAAAGAGAAGGCGATGGTCTGATACTTCCACCG